CTCAAGACGCGTGTACCACTTGCGAAGCACGTACTTAGAGTTTCCAAGTACGCGCTCAACGGTGGTACCAGGTCCGTGTGCTGGATGCAGTCTGTCAAAGAGGTCTCCGAAAGGAAGGCCTTTAAGAACAGAAGTCCAAACCACGCCACTAACAAACCGAAACGCTCTAAGAGTGTCAGGGTCGTTTGTGGGCTCACCCGTGTCGAGTTCATCGTCAGTCTTCCGATACCCTGTTAGTGCTGCGTGTTTGCGCTTATCAACGCATTCACGGAGCACCTTCTTCTGCAGGTTACATATCTGCCGAATCGCTTGAATAGCATCAAGCGAAGGTGTCGGAAGCAAGACGCCGTCTAGACTGAATACTTGGACCAGGAAACCCCGAAGGAATTTGGGGAGACCGTGAGGATGCTTGCCAAAAGCAGGCGTCATCGATGGGTCCAACCGGCCTGAAGCAATTGCCCTGTCAAAGGCAGCGCCCAGGTCTGGTAGGGTGATCGTTAAAAACGATTCGCCCTCGTAATCAGTTCTCAGTCTGACAGTTCTTACGTCAGCCTGAGTGTCGGCACCGCACCTAGTCCCGCAATCTCGCAGGACTTCCTCCGTGAGCCAGGCAAGGCTTTTCATGGTGCCCCCTAACTTTGGGTCGCCATCCGAGCCACGCCCGCGTTCCCTCGATCGTGAGACCTTGTTAGGTCTCGCCACCCAGAACCTTCAAAATATTCGCAGAAGTCAGCCACGCCACCAAGGCCGAAGCAAGCTGCTGAGTCTCCGCATTGGAGTACCCAACAGTAGGCTTGTCCATGGTGATATAGCAGGACTGCGAATACACGCGATTGTTCGCGCTCGCAAGAGGATCAGCCGCGACTTTGTTCGCATCGATGCGGACAGTGAAGCGGTTGCGTTCAGCTTTGTACTGATGGGCGATCGACATAGAGAATGTCGCGTCGTCCTTCTGGTACTTACTGGACACATCGTTCCTGGCAATAGCCGGGAGCGACTGAGCCACTGCGTTGACGGTAATGGATTGAGGGTCTGCGAACATGGAAGGACACCGGAGGTTGATGGTTAGAACCGCGACCTGGAGATTCCAAGCGCGGCTAGGATTCCCGTCTGGTAACCGCTTAGGCTGCCAAACGAGACTCCGAATCCGTAAGGAGTAGAGGCTGACCTGCTCTTACTCTCCGTCGTCTGAGAAGACGTCGCAGAATAAGTTCCGCTGGAGTTCTTAAAGGAGGAATTAACCCCTCTAAAAGTTCCCACGGCGGTATACGTCTCATGCACCTTTTTGGTGCGCATGACGTATGCATAGTCAGTCACTAGATTGTCGACTGCGTTGGAAGACATGTTGCTTATCACGTCCCCAACGTTTGAGAAATAGCCGACAAGCCAGGTCCACGGCATAACCTCCCACAGCAAACTAGGCGTCGGGTTGGCGCCAAAGAGTGCTGTTTGGGCTCTCCGTGTCCACTGAGACGACTCGATATCGGGTATGTAGTACCGAAATCGGCCGACGAACCAAATGCGCTCCGTCGTGACCTTTTGATAGGTCAACGTCGAAGAAGCACTCGATCCAGAATACGCGACGGGCGCGGGCAGGAATGCACCGAAGCTCGTCGGAAACTGGGTTATCGTCGAAGTCGTGTCAGTAGTTTCACTTATCGTCCTCCTACGACGAATAGCCTTACCATTGTCACGTTTGAGCTGAGTAATCAGCTTATCCATGCGCTGGTACGTCTCGACCATCTTCTGAAGGTCTTTGACGAAAGGCTTCCAACCAAACTCAACATTCAGATACTCAGATCCGAGGGACGCGAAGTTCCTCAGTTTGAGTGCCTGACGTAGAGGCAAAGTTGGCAAATCGCGTAGTTCCGCAACCCATTGGCCAGCATTGGCCACTGGGTTTCCCGGTCTAGCGCGTCTATAACCAGTAGAGCCGTGGCTTTGCAGCAACGACTTTTCGCTGGTCCAAGACCCGTTAGCCGGTATGGAAGGAGTCGTAAACGGATTCAGAGCATTCGGCACAAACTGTACTGATTGCGTCTGAAGTGATCCTTCACTGGCAGTAAAGGTGCTTCCGGACGGCATAAACTCTTTCGAGTCATGCTGTACGTAAAACGTACCTCCATTGTCAGGGTCGGACTTCCGATGACTCTGAGAAACAATAAGTGCGTGTCTATTGAACCCATTCGCTGTCCACTTGGTATTGGACGTGAAGCCGAGCTGCGCCTTAGTTAGGTGCAACTCGACCTTGGGTACAGTAGACATGACCTATCTCCTCACGAAGGATGGCAGGTATACCTGCCAGGGTGCACTTGTTATAGTGCCGAAGGGGGCCCGAGAGGGCCC